CCGACCAGATCATGAGGGTGTTGAAACCCCCATCGGCGAGGTCTTTGAGACGCTGCGGAAGTCGAGCCATGTGACGTCCGTCACGATGCCAGGTTCCGCCGAAGATTTCCACGGCGACGGTATCGCCGACTCCGATGTCCACGTTGTACTTGCTGACCGCCTGTTGAAGGCGAACGGTGAGCCCGAGGGTTTCAATCTCTCGCCCGAGGGCACGTTCCTCGTCAGTAGCGTGGGAAAGTTCCCGCTCCTTTCCGATGGCTCGCTTGGTCAGGTCGTCCATCGTGCGCTTAGTGCCACGGAGGGCGTCGTGGGAGGCGCTGGCCCATTCGGAGCGCTGCTCGGGAGTGGCTGCGTCCATTCGGCGCTGCATCACCTCGCTGGCGCTGATCGTAGCCCCCGACTTGCTGATCCAGCTCTGAATGAGATGACGGGTGACGCCGAGTTCGGCAGCGACCTCGCGTTGAGTGAGCCCTTCGCCGTAGAGGCGGATGGCTTGGGGAAGCCAAGCGGGCTGAACGCCGGGGGTGTTGATATGAACGCCACGCGCTCGGAATCGCCTTCGAACCACGCCACCGTCGACTCCAACGGAGGCCGCGATCTTGGGAATGCTCTCACCGGCCTTGTATCGGTTGATCGCATCATCAAGATCGAACGGAGCAGCTACTCGGGGCATGTTTACAACCTTCAGTCGGGAGACGGCTGGTATACCGCTGATTCTATTGTAGTGCACAATTGCCGCGATAGAGCAGTCGCCTACCTTCCCGGCCTCTCCAACCCGCAAGAGAGCGTCGAGTACTCCCCCGAGCGGGAGAAGGAACGTTCGAAGCAACGAGAGATCGAGCGCGAGATCCGTGCTGCGAAACGTGACGTTGCGACTGCTGGTGATGATGTGTCCCGCCGACGTGCGACCCGCGAAGTTCGGGAACGCCAAGCAAGCATGCGTCAGTTCATCAACGACACCGGCCGGAACCGTTCGAACTATCGCGAGCAGCTGCATTTTGCTGACGGCAAATAGCCACCCATACACGTCCTGCAAGAGCAGGCGATCCACCCAACTCGGCCAGGCGCCGCGAAGGAGTACAACCGTGTCCATCCAGACCAGCATCATCCCTGTTCAGCACAACGTCGACGGCATGGCTGTCATCGGGCGCACGAAGCACCAGCTCATGGGCATCCGCTACGAGAATGGCGAAGGTGGAGACGGTGGCGATGCTGCCGCTCAGGCCGCAGCCGCGAAGTCTGCTGCAGATGCCGCAGCTGAAGCAGAAGCCGCGAAAGCCCCATGGACTGCCGAGAACTTCGACCCTGCCCGCGCACAGCGACTCGTCGAGAACCTCCGCGGTGACATCGCAGCCCAGAAAGCTTCCACCAAGACCGAGATCGACGCAGCAGTGAAGGCCGCAACCGCCGACGCTGTGAAGCAGTCGAACCTCGCACTCGCGAAGCTCCTCGGTGGCGGCGAAGAACTCGAGACTGACCCTGCCAAGCTGCAGGCTCGCGTCACCGAACTCACCACGAAGGTGTCCGATCAGGATGCCACCCTCACCACCGCACAAGCTGCAGCGAAGGCTGGCCAGATCTCAACACAGGTCGCCATCCTCGCCCACGGTCTTGGCGGTTCCCCGAAACTGCTTCTCGCTAACGAGAAGTTCAAAGCTTCCATCGCGTCGGTAGAGCCGACGGATGAAGCGGCTATCGCAGCCATCATCACCGCCGAGTTGCAGGCCAACCCGGCGTTGAAAGCCACCCCGCCGAGCTCAGGTAGCCCGGAACACAAGGGAGGCAGTGTCCCCGACCTCGAAGCTCTTCTCGCGAAGGCCACCAAGGACGGGGATGTCGCATCATCCATCACGCTCAAGCGCCGCATTGCGGCTGCGAAGGCATCCGCCTAAACCCAAGGAGTCACCATGCCCGGAATTACCGGTCAAGGCACCACATACAACCTGCCCAACTTCGTCGGTGAACTGTTCCAGATCACCCCGGAGGCAACCCCTCTGCTCTCTGCTATCGGTGGTCTCACCGGTGGTGTCTCGGTGAAGTCGACTGAGAAGGAATGGCAGATCGAGGATTTGCGCGACAACGACCAGAACGTAGCGCTTGAGGGCGCGAACGCTCCGGCCGGACAGTCGCGTGTCCGCTCAAACGTCACGAACGTGGCCGAAATTCACCACTCTGCGGTGGAAACTTCGTACACGAAGCAGGGCACCCAGAACAAGACGAACACGGCAGGTGTTGAGGGCACAAACCCCATCGCCAACGAGCATGACCACCAGGTCATGAACGAGCTGAAGGCTGTCGCGAAGGACGTGAACCACGCGTTCTGGAATGGCGAGTACAACAAGCCGACCGACAACACGACCGCACGCAAGACCCGCGGTCTGTTGCAGGCAATCAGCACGAACCGTGTCATCTACGGTTCCGGTGAACTCACCGCCACCACGGCAACGAACGTCATCACTGTCACTCACGCGCTCAACGTTGGCGACAAGGTTGTGTTCACTGCTCGCGACGCGATCACCTCGGTGGTCATCGGCAAGGTGTACTTTGTCGAGTCGGTCTCCACGACGGCCTCGTTCAAGGTCGCTGCTACCTCTGGTGGCGCGGCCATCACGCTCGGCACTGCCACCGGTGTGAAGGTCATCCCGGTATCCTCGACGGCGCCCACCCTGGACACCTACAACGGTCTGTTCCAGAAGGCGTACGACAACGGCGGTCTGGGTGACGTTGTTTCGGCCACGATCGCGTGCAACTCCTCGCAGAAGCGGAACCTCACCGCTACCTACGCGGCTGCGTACGCGAAGTCCGACCCGCTGGCCGGAACCCGCAACGTCGGTGGTGTGAACCTCACCACGATCGAGACGGACTTCGGGACGCTCAACATCATGCTGGACCGCCAGCTCCCGCAGGATGCTCTCGCGATTGTTTCGCTTGAGCAGCTCTCACCGTTCTTCCTCGAAGTTGAGGGTCAAGGTCACTTCTTCGAAGAGCCGCTGGCCAAGGTCGGCTCTGCGACTCGTTCGCAGTTGTACGGCGAGATCGGTCTGGAGTACGGCAACGAGAAGGCTCACGCCCAGCTGCGTGGTCTCCCGGTCTTCGTTTAGACCGACCCGTGGGGTCGCGGCAGATCCTCCCTGTCGCGGCCTCGCACCCCTCCCACTCTCTCTGATCGGAGCATCATGGCCCGCATCACACATCCGCGCCCGCAGGCCGGTAAGCAGACGTTCGTCGGCGTGACCTTTCATGACGGGTTCGCTGAGGTTGCTGATCTCCACCCAGAGGTTCGTGCAGCGCTCGTGCTGCACAACTTCACGATTGAGGACACTGAGCGCCCCGTACAGCCCAAGAAGCGTTCCGGCAAGCGCAAGCCCGCGAAGCCCGGGAAAGCCGCTGAGGTCAAGGCTGGCACACCAGTCGACCCCGATTCCGGCGATGAAGGCCCGTTCGCGATCGTAGAGATGTTTGACGGCACGATCATCGGTGACGGTAAGTCCCTCCCAACCCTCCCCTCTACGTCCTTCAACTGATCATGGCCGACACCTCAGCTCTGCCTGACGGCGGTTTCGTCAAGGGAGAATCCGGCACGTTGCCATGGGCTGAACCGGAAACCGAGGGCGAGTGGTACATCCCCGCATCCCCCGCCATTCACGCCCGAAACATTGCGCTATTGGCAGCGGCAGACATAAAACTTGCCGCCCGCGAGTCTGCTGCGCTCATTCGTGCTCGCATCGACAACGACGAGGAATAGACCATGGCCCAGCGTGTGTACGCCACAGCAGCCGAGTACGGAGCTTTCGCTGAGGAACCGTTCGAGGGCGACGAAACGAAGCTCGGCAAGCGGCTCCGCTCCGCATCGTCAGAGGTAGAAGCTCTCACCCGCCTTGCCCGGTACGACGTCGACGAGGACAACTACCCCACGGACGCCACGATCGCCGATGCGTTCACGGAAGCGACGTGCGCGATCGTCGAATTCTGGGAGGACACCGATGACCCGCGTGGTGCCGAAGCTAGTGCGGGCGCGGTGAAGATCGGTTCTGTGTCCCTCGGCACTACGAACAGCAACCAGGCATCCGATTCTCCCCGCGACAAGCTCGTTGGCAGGATTGGTGAAGCTGCTGTCACCATCCTCACGAACGCGGGTCTTATCTCCGCGACCGTTTATCACTCGTAGGGGGCGCTCATGCCTAGGCTCCGCAAACGTCACCTTCCGCACCGCATTATCGTCACCCGCCTCGCTGGAGAAGGTGCTGAGGGTGTCACCTACGCCGAACCAGTACCGGATGTGCCCGCGTATGTGGAGCAGAAGTCGAAGCTCGTGGTCGACCGCCGCTCATCGTCCCCCACGGTAGGGCAGGAGATCACCGCCTCCACATTCGTTGTGCTGCTCACTGCGAATGATGTGCTGCCCGCATCAAAGGTCACCGTGTGGGCTGGCACTACGCGCGAGCGTGAGGCCGAAGTAATCGACTCATCCTTCTTCTCGTATCCGAGAACCCCAAGCCATGTGGAGATTTGGGCAACATGAATGACATCAGCGCACAAGTCACCGTCACCCTCAACTTCAACGCCGTCACCGCAGAGATCCTTATGGGCGCTGTGCGCGGGCAGAACATGGTTGGCGAACGTGGGCTCGCGCTTTCCTCTCAACAGGTTCCGTTCGACAATGGTGACCTTTCCGAATCCGGGCAGGTCGTCAATGCTGAGCAAATCGGCGACACGACACAGATCGTCTATGACCGCCCCCAGGCTGCACGGCTCCACGAGCACCCCGAGTACAACTTCTCGACCGACAGCAATCCCGGCGCCAAGGGGAAGTATTTGGAAGATCCGATGATGCAGAACCTCCCCGAGTTGCGGGCGATCATCGCGAAGGGAGCGGGCGGTGCCTGATTCCTACCTAGTCCTGTTCGAGCGTGGCCTTGCACAGCACCTCGACGACCTCGCACTTGGCCTGTACA